CTAGAGGTCCCGGAGCCCGCCGCTGTCCCCGACTTGGACGAGGAAATTATCCGTGTCGTCCAGCGACAGGTTGTAGAAAAAGACCGTGAGGCGCTTGATGCCGGCAGGGAGGCTTGTCCACGCGGCGCCGGTCGTGCCGCTCAGGGTGGTGTCGGCGGTACCCACGACAAGCGGCCCCACGATAACGCCGTCGTCATAGAGCGCGGTGGCGTTGAACGTGCCGCCGCCCTGGTCGCCGCCCGTGGCGCCCTGCATGTACATGCCGGCGTCGAGATGCACACGATTGGCTGCTGTCCCGCCTCGCGTTGTGCGAATACGGAGAGAGCCATCTTCGGCCCCCGCCGTGGCGGTGTCCTGGTCCATAGAAATTTCCGCCAGCGTTAATGCTGTGGAGCTTGCGTTTGTCCCCTGAAAACTGAGGTTGGCGTTGTTGCCAGTCGCGCTGTCTACACGGCGCATAGCACCGGCAACCGCGCCGCCAGTCCGTTTCATCAGAAACGCAGTGGCAGCACTGGCCGTATCGTCCCACGTCATTGACCCGGTATCACCGAGCGTGACGAGCCCGCCGCCCTGGATGATCTTCCCCGTGGTCGAGTCGAAGCGCGCGAGTTCGTTGTCGGTGGACGAGGCCGGCCCCGCCACATCGCCCCGGCGAGCGCCGGAAAGCACAACGAACTTGTCCTTGTCCGCGTCGTATAGAATCAGGACGCGCGTGCTGGTGGCGATTTCGCTTGTCGTGACGTTCGTCCCGTCCGGCCAGCACAGGTTTTTCGCCGTGCCACCGTTCACCGCAAGCGTCGGCGTGGCCCCCGTCGCCGTGTGCAGCTCAAGGATCATCGGGCCGAGATTGGCGAGTGTCGTGCCGCCCTTGTTGAGCGTCGCCGTATAGGCGGTTGACGTGCCCGCCGTGGTAACGGACCCATCCATATCCAGCCAATGGCGCTTGTGGCGTGCAGCGTGTTCGCGCCATGCGTTGTTAACGCCGCTCGGACTCATGTTTTCCGGCATTCCGTTAGGAGATGCCGCATTATTTGATCCCGCGCTTACGCTGTAGTCTACGATCTCGCCGATTGTCAGGGCACTCCTAAGAAAAAGGCCCCTCTCCGGGGCCGGATTTGTGCTTGTTTTGGCCTAATAGGCACGTCCGCCCCGATCGGGTAGGATCGGGGGTATGGCAAACCTTGTGTTCTTCGGCTTTACGCTATTCGGGCTTGCCGCCCTGGTTTTCTCATTCCGCTTGCCTGAGGAGCCCGGAATGAGGCCCGCCGCATTCATTGTGGGCTGGGGCTTTATTCTCCTTGGCTGGTACGTGCGGCGCCTGCTCCGGCAGCAAGCGCGCCAGGCAGAGGCGAGCGGAAGGAAATCGACCGAAGCAGGTTCAGGTTAGCCGGTGTCGGTCGAGACAGAGCAAGTCGCGTTGCGGACGGATTCAGCAGAATAGCGGCCACCATGCCGTCGATTTCTTGGATCGACGAATTGAGTAGCGCCTTTGTAAATCGATTGATGATGGTCGGGCCAACACCACCGGAAAGGTTACCCGTCCACCTCATAAGGATTCCGTCGAGGAGGGCGCCACGCTGAACGTCGTAACTCGTGTTCGACCCGACACGAGGCTTGGCGGCGTCCGTCGCATCCATTCTGCGGACAGCATCCTCGATACGCCCCCAAACCCTGCGGCCGGCTTCGGAGCCATAGAGCTGCTGGCGGGCGTATTGATTCACGGGGTCGTCCAGAAAGTTCTGGATGCTCGCCCGCGAGAGCACGCGATCGCCCGTCGCAAGCTCGGTTCGCGATGTCCGAGCATAATCCAGCAATCTGGTTGCGAAGTTCCGGCGCAAATGGCTGAGAATTTCCGGGTTAGCGCGAGAGAGACGCAACGCATCGCTTAGACTCTCTCTGCTCTTGAACGCCTCTTTGGCGACGCGCGACGCTTCCAGATCATAGCGCGCGCCCGTCCTTTCAAAAACCGTCCCGACACGGGAATCATCGAATGCCGTTTTCTTCGCGCGCGTGATGCCCCTGGCGCGTTGGTAAAGGTCAAGTGTTGTCGGATCGCGAACCGGAAGGTTGTCGATATAGTTATCCAGCACCTGGCGATGCTCGCGGATCACGCGCGCACGGTTTCTCTCGCCCGCTTTTTCTGCCGCCCTGACGGCGTCGTTGAGCCCGCTCCTGATGGACTGAATTTCGTCCAGATCGGCGGCGCCGCGCTCAAAGACGGACTGAAGTTTCTTGTATTCTCGGCTGGGAACAAGATCGCGGTCGGGGCGAACGTTAGGCTGACGACGAAGTGCGTTCCATGCCCGGTGAAGCGGGTCCGCGTCGAAAACCTGGTTGCCGGACGTTTGGCGGAAGGCATCCCAAGCGCGAGTTTCATCTCTAAGCACGGGTTCATACGTGCGCTCCCGCATCGACCGCGCCAGGGCGACCGACGCATCGTCGGTTGATGCTCCGGCGCCCATCCGATTGAGCGATCTGCCCAATGCTGCATTTTGCTGCGCCCGAGCGGCAAGAAAGGCGTCGGGGATATTCGACCCAGCGTATTCGCCCCCAACCACTGCACCGGGGCGCTGCATGTAGGCGCGTTGAAGACTCAGCAACCCGCGGTCGCCTGACATCTCCGCGCCGGTAAAGCCTGCATTCGGGATCGTCGGCTGGGGACGGCCAAGTGTGGCAGCTGCATGAGTTGGATCATTCGCAGACTCTCTCACAATTCGCTCGGCAACCGCCCTTTGCCCAGCAGGGCGCATCTGCTCGGTTACGCGCGCGCCGTATCGAGCAAGATTGACGCCGGGGGCAACAAGAGCTGGTGCGAGCGAGCCAATGAACTTGCCAGTCTCGCCGCCGACAACTTCGCCCACTCCAGCACCAACGCCGGAAAGCGCGCCATAGCCGAGGGCTGCCGGCAGACCAAGGGGCGCAAGGGGTAGCGCGCCCCCAACGCCTTCCGCAATGTTCGCAAGAAACTGCAGTTCGGGTGTTAGCGTAACCCCGCGCTCCTTCGCTGCCTGCTGGGCTGAGCGCGGGGCCTTGGCGGGGTCCGCGCCCGCTGTTTTCATCGCGGCGGCAAAGTTGGAAACGCCAGGCATGGACAAGGCAATGTCGGCGCCCTGCGTTTTTTTCGATGCCTCCTCGAGAGTCGCCGTTAAGTCATCGGCGCCCTTCTGTGTAATATTGGAAAGCGGGCCGGGAAGCGTTTTGAGAACGCCTTGGCCAAGCCGCGAAAGTCCAGAAGCGAGAAGGGCGGGGTTCATGGCGTTATTGCCGCCACGAATAAACCCGGCCCCAAGGATAGCGATCTTATCCCCGAGATCGGCTTCTTTCGATGCCGCCGGGGCGGGGAACCTAACTGGCTTCGTTGGCGACCAACCCATATCGGCGCCGAATTGGTCAACGACGGATTCCGGGTCCATGCCGACAGGTACGTCAACCCGATATGTCTTGCCGTCAGGGCCGTCGATTTTGACCGTGGTCACTATTCGGTCTCATAGGAGAAGCCGCTGCGGCTGATTTTCTTGCCTTGCTGCGGCTGCTGATTGAACCTCGGGAACGGCGCGATGATGGGCTTGCCCGTTCGGAAAGCCTGATCGATGTTGCCCCATTCGCGGACCATCGCCCCGTGAGCGATGCGAAGCTTGGCAACAAAATCTTGCCGATCGCGGACGCCCATGTTGATGAGGCTCTGCGGGTTCCCGCCCGCAAGAGCTTCAATCATCGCCTGTTCCGTCTCCGTAAAGTTGGCGCCGCGTTGTTTCAACGTGGCATAAGCAAGACGGAGGTTTTCAAATTGCTGAGAAATGGCGGCCCGGTCATTGAAGTTCAGGCGCGACACTTTCGGGTCCATCAACAGCGTGGCGAGATTGGATGCGGCCTGCGTGGCATTGCCCAATTCCGAAACGGTCTTCGTGTACCACTCGGGGAAGTTCTTTTCGCCAACTGTCAGCTGGCGCTCGATCGCATCGGCCTGCGCGTTCAGTCTGGCCTTGGCAGTCGGGTCGGTCGCAGCCTGCGCTTCGGCCCGGTATTTCTTCATCAGGCCATCCAGAGCCGTCGCTTGCGCCTCGGTCTTGACCATGACGTTTGTCGCGCCGGCTTGCGCCTTCAGCATTTGTGCTTGCAGCCAGTTCGGGTCCACCTTCCATCCGCCAGACGCAAGATCGTAAGTCAAGCCCTCTCCGGGTTTGGAGAAGACCTTGTCCATGATCTTGTCCGGGGTGAGGAAGGCGCCGTACATCTTCAGCGGATGGCCGCCGGGAAGTTCCTTCAGGAAGGACCTCCACTGTTGCAGCCGCGCCGTTTCCTCTTCGGCCTTCCCGACTTGCGCTGTCAGCAGCTTGCGTTGCAGCTCCCGATCTGTCCGCTTCTCCCGATCCTCCGAGACATTCGCAAACCCATAGCCATACGGGTTCGTCCCCGGCGGCGCGCTCAGGATGCCCTTGCCGAGCGCCCCCACGTCCTTCGACAACATCGTGATCCAATCTTTGTTGCGGTCGTACCACGATGGCGGTTTCGGCGCTTCCGACGTTGTGGCAATCGGCTGCTTGAAGTTCGGATCGTCCACGCGCATGCCTGCGTAGGCGCCGGGGAGGAACGGCGGCGGCGCGCTGTGCTGGTAAATGTCGGGCTGTGGCGGCTGCGTCGCAGGCGTGGGATTGCGCGGCAGCATCGGCTTGGGCGCTACCGTCATTTCGCCGGGAGCGGCACCGGGCCTGAATGTGTTCGGGTCATCGAACATCGTCGGGAGGAACGGCGTGCCCGTGAGCCCTTGGTGAACGCCGGTGACGCCGAAATCCCTGGGGCCGTAATTGAGCATGCGCGGGGGCGCGCCGAACATCGGCGGGATCGGCACAGTCACATCGGGCGCCATTCCGTAGGGCGCGCCGCCGAAGAGATTTGACCACCAAGCCATGTCAAATCACCTGGTTGTAATCGACCATGAGATAGCCGGACGGATGCATGGCAACCGCATCGGGATGGGTCTCCGCGACCTCTTGCGCGCTCACGCCGAACATCGCGGGGCCGCCCCATTTCATGGTGTAGCGGTAGATCGTATCGCCCTCATAAGTCTCCTCGACAGGCTCCATGTCGTCCTTCAATCGTTCATAACAGCATGGCCGCGTAGGGCGCAATCGCCGCCGCCGCGCTCAAGGCCGTGCCGATGCCCTGAGCACTGGTGTTCGTCGGCTGGTAGAATTGCTGTCCGACCGTATGAGACGTTCCGCTCGGAATGCCCTTGATCGCGCCCAGGTAGTCCGCGAGTTTCGCGGCGGGGAGGTTCGTATCGAACTGATGACGGGAAATCGCTTCCGAGATCGGCTGTTGTGCGATTGCCTCTCTCTGTTGCCCCGCGGCGAGAAGCATCTGCGGGTCCATGTAGTCGGCTGCTGCAAGGCCCGGCGCCATGCCGGCGTACTGGCCCATGCGGGCGCGCTCGTCGCCGTAGTTCTGGTAGCGGAGCGAGTTCGCGCTGTCCGCCAGGGCCATCGTCGCCGCGCGCGTCTGTAGCCCGCCGGGAAGCCCGCGGCCGAACGAGCCCTGTAGCCTCGGCAGAACGTCGGCGGCCGTACGGTCGATCATCCCCGAGATGTAGGGGTTATCGTTCCCGAGATAGCCGCCCGCGAGTGAATTGAACGCTTCGCTTTGAGCGGCGCCGAGAACCGGGGAGCCATACTGTGCCCGGCCCTCCATGCCGGCGAGTCCCTGTAGCGTCGATTGCGACGGCCCCGCGAAGGTCTGCCCCGGATAGAACGTGGGCCGCGACGGGTCCATGTACTGCCGCTGCGCTTCCTGCATCCCATGTTCAAGATACGGAACGGCCTTGGACCAGGGCTCCGATGTGGTCGTTTGATTCGTCGGCACCGCCTGAGGCGCGCCGCTGCTTCCACCGCTAGGCATCGTACAGCTCTCGCTCAATGATCACGCGCGTTTCCTTCCAGCCGTGCTTGGCGGCGATCCTGGCCCAGCCCCTTCGGCCCCCCGCTCTCAAACGGTGGAAGCCGAGCCCTTTGGCGATCGTTTCCAGCTCATGAACCGAATCTTCCCAAGCCTTCATCTCATCCCCGGCAAGGCCGACGATCTCCAATACGTTCTTCCCCGTGAGAAACCGGATCGGCTCCAGAATCACGATGGCCTGGCCTTTGTTGATGGCCGCGAGCCACCAATGCCCCTGGGCGATGTTCGCCCATATTCCGTGTGTCGAAAGCGTGCCCCGGCTTTCCTCGGCAATGCGTTCGATCAGGGGGTCGATTCTGTCCGTCCAGTTGTCGAGGTCGTCCAGCTTGACCTGGGTCAGCATCAATAGCCGCTCGACCCGAGCCCGAGCCCCGCGTCACCGCCCCAGCCGCCCCAGCCGCCCCAGCCGTAGCCGCCGCTGCCGGCATCCGCCGTGCCGATGTCGCCCCGGTCGAATCCGATCGGCCCGAGATCGGCATTGCCCAAGCCGAGGAGGCCGCCGAGCCCAAAACCGAGTCCCCCAAGAACACCGCCCCAGCCGCCGAAGCCGCCCGTTGAAGCAGTGCCGCCCGGAGCGTCGTTACCGGGCGCCGCATAGCCCCCGATGTCCATTCCGTGAGAGGGACCGTACCCGAGCCCGTAGCCCATGCCGAACAGGGGCGGGGGTTGCTGCTGTTGCGGTTGCGCGGCTGGAGCCGGAGGGGCGGGCGGGGGAACGGCTAGGGGTTTCGGCACGAACGGCGGCGGCCCAGGCATATGCCACCCCCCGGTGGGATTCCGCGTCGGGAACATATGCCCCACGGGAAACGCATTCGTCTGCGGCGACATCATCGCCTGCCGCCACGGTTGGCCGAACATGTTCATCAGCTTGCCGTCAGTGTCCGGGGTTTAGCGCCGCCAAAGATCGCGAAGCGGAACGTCTTATCTGTCTGTGCGTTACTGGCGTGAGTGAACGTGACCCGTCCATTCACCGTCGTTGACTGGTAGAGGCCGGAAAGAGCCCCGGCGGCGTTTGCCGTCGTGGGCATGGCCAGCACTACAGAGCCCACGCCGATCTCAGGATGCGTGAAACTCGACGTGGCTTGGTTCGCCCTCAACGTTCCCTGGAACACATTGCTGTCCGCCTGAACCGCAAGGACAGCGTTCGCGACCTGAAGCAGATAAGTGCGGATCGCGGCGAAGTCGTTCAGCGGGGGCGGGTTGCCGAGCGCGGAATGCGAATGCACTAGAACTTACCTTCAAGATGAAACTCATACTCAGCGCCAACAGCTTTCTTCCAAGAGACGCCAGCGCCGATGGAAACCCGCGCTCTCTGGAACTTCGCCGAGCGGAGCTGCGGGCACACGCCATTCGCAGCAATGTTCGTTGCCGTATCGTAGGTGACCGTTCCATTCGGCACATCTCTGTAGCCAACAGAGGCGGTTACGTCGCCCGAGGACAAAGCGGAGTCCGCTTCGATGACCGGGAGAATCCCCGTCGAGCGATAACGACGATTGCCTCTCTGCCGCAATTCACCGGTTTCGATCCGGGCCGCGAGATTAGAGCCCTCGAAGGCCCCGTATTTGTGAGAGCCGTTGAAGCCCCCGACAAGAACGCGCCCGCCGAGCCAGAACTGCGAATCGAGCGAGAACGCCAGACTGTCCAAATCCCCGAACGCGTCCAATTCCTCCAACGTGTATCCCTTGGTGTAGGACCGGAAGATGAAGTCGTACTCGCCGTCCGATTCGATGAGCGACGCCTCTCCTATTTCGTAGTTGTAGGCGATGATGTGCGTGATGACGCCGTTGGAACCGGAGGACGGAAAGCCCCAGATGGCAAGTTTCTGACCGGGAACGGAGGCGCCGCAAATCTTCCGCATGTTGCCGGTATCGACGTTGTCGAAAAACCAGCGGTCGAATTTCTGCGCGCCGATGTTGACGACGCTCTGCCCGTCCGTCGCGTAAAAGCCGTCTTCCGTGGGGAAGAAAACGCGCTCCCGGATGTTGATGACGCCGGACGGAGAGGGACAACCGAGGTCGCGGGTAATCGGGTAGAAGTCGTAGACCGCCGGAACACCGGCTCGCACGATTCTGTGAATCGAGTTCCGGGCAAACACCAACCCGCCCACCGCGCCGCCGACCGGGCCGGTCATGGCGATGATGGGGCCGTTCGTGTCCAAATCCCGGTAGTCCGACTGTTCCTCCTGAGCCTGTGAACTGCCGATCGTGGGCCACGTCGTCGGCAAGGGGGCGCCGGTCAGGGAATTTCGAGAGTGCCACCAGACCCGGTTGGGGACGTAGCCGTCCGTCGAATCCCAGGTGTTCCCGACCATGAAGATATTACCGTCCACGACAGCCCCGGCCTTTGCCCTGGGCGCCGCGGATGACAACTGCGCGAAGTCCGTCGAGGCGTTGAGGTCGAAGTAAAGCAAGTCCTCGTCCGCATCACCGAACGCGATGATGTAGTCTTCCGTCGCCGTGCGGAGCTGAGCGAAGCCGATTACCGCCTCGGTCGATGGCGTGAATCCGGCGGCGGGGCTCACGTCCTCGAACGTATTGGTGCTGGCCTTGAACAACCCCCCGGAGGTGGCGGCGAAGATGTGCGTCTCGCCCTCGGCCCCGAGAAACGATCCGGCTCCCTGAACCGTGGCGGCAAGCGCATCCGTGGCCTCCGCAAAATCTGCCCACGGCCCGTAAGCGACTCCGCCCTCGTTTACCGTCAGCGGGACAACGCCAAGCGCCACCGTCCCGTCCACGCCCACATCGGGCGTGTCGGGGCGCCAGGGAGCAAAGGGGATCATGCCCGGATAAGGACAGAATTGCTGAGCCGCGTCCTGATCGGCTCCACCGGCTTCATCTCGAAAAAGGGATATTTCCGCTTCGGGAGGTCGATATGGCTCCCCGGCGCAAACACAAGCTCAATGCCGCGCCCGCGCATGAAGCCCAGAATCTGCATCATGTTGTCGCGCTGGTGCGCGTATTCCGATTGAGACGACATGTTCACGCCCCAGAACCCGACGCGCTTCGGATTTTCAAGAATGGCCAGTGTCGCCACATACGCAATCGAGGAATCCCAGCCGAAGGGCCAGACCTTCTCCACCTCCTCGAACGGATAGTTGTCTTGCGTCACGATCTTGTCTGCATATTCCTTGCGCTGAAACTGAAACTGTCTGACAAGATCGGGCGTGACGCCCGGCCCGTCGTCGGTGTGCATCTGGAAAACCTTGTCCAGAAGCGCGGCCCGTGGATCGTCGCCCAAACCCCAGGTCTGCCACTCGGGATCGTGAAAGGGCGCCAAACGGTTCGTTTCCGCGAATCCGATGATGGCGATGTTCATACGGCCACCGGATAAGGACGGGCCTGAAGCACGGAGCCGGAGTGACGATCCTTCACGTCGGCGGCGCGTATTTGCTCAAGGGCCTTCATGAAGCCCTCTTTCCACGTCAGTAGTTTGGGGTCGTTCATCTCCCAGCCCGTGATCCCGACCGTGTGCAGAAGCGATCCGAACAGGTACAGGTCGGGATTCTGGACAAAGAGATTGTGGTTCGACGCGGAGATGTCCTGCCGCTTCCAGTAGAGGCATTTCCCGGTGTAGGTCGTGTCGGGGGCGGGGCCAAACACGAAATCGTCGCCTTCCAGCGTGTAGTAAAGCGGCCGGCCGGTATCGGACCCGCCCAACCGCTCCCAAAACTCCTCCGAGGGCAGGAAGCTCAGGAATTGGACGGGGCTGAGACTGAGGTAGAGCCGCCGCATCGCCATGAACCCGGTAGGCAGGGCCGCAGTCCGGGCGCTGATCGTCACATCCGCGCTTGCCTCCATCTGCCGCACCCGGAGGACGCGGTTGATTTCCGCTTCCGCCAGGGCAATGCATTCCGTGACGCGCGATGAGAGATTCGTATGCGCCGATACAAGCCAGTTGGTAACGGCGGTTTGCAGCTCGGCGTAGGTGGAGATCGCCATCTACAGCCACTCGATTTCCAGCGTGACCGTGAAGGTTTCCTCGGAAACCGGCGTATACGCGCCACGCGCCTCCAAAATCCCGTAGAGGTGCAGCGACGAGCTGGGCTTGACGACGACCTCTTGCCCCGACACCGGAATTCCCTGCCCAACGGCGTCATCCGCCAAGGCGATCATGGCGGTTACATCGAGCGAGCCGAGCCAGGACGCGGCGCCCGACGTGTTGCCCGAAATGGCGTCGTTATCGCCGTTGGTTGCAAATGTCGGCGTCGCAGAGAAGAGATGCAGCCGAAACGCGGCGTTGGCCACGTTCGCATTGTCGCTTTTTCGGATACGGCACCGCTTGACGCGGTAGCCATTGCCGAGCACGCGCGCAGCGTTGGTGAAAACCAGCGCCACGACGGACGCCGCCGTTGTCGAGTTGGCGACCAAATCGCCGGAGGCGTAAGCGGTTGTGTCGGCGGGCCGGGTGAACGTCGGCGCGGCCAATGTGTGCGTGTTCATACCCTACCCCTCCAAACCCGGAAGTGGCGGTTGTCGGGATCGTTCAGCCAGGCATTGAGCAGCCTCTCGTTGCCCGGCCTGAAGTACCCCTTCTTTTCCAGATCGAGGTAGACGATGGCGGGAATGTGCGCCGCGTGCCGGAAGTTCGTTCCGACGCCCTGGCCTTCGTTCTGCCAGCGTTTGTTCCGCTCGATGATCGGCTCGGCGTCTTGCGTGTTGCAGACGACGATCTTGCCATCCGACACCTCGATCTCGGTTTTCGCCAAGATCGGGGCGTCGGTGGCGAGAAGGACCTTGCTCACGCGCGGTCTGCCGTGACGTAGATGTAGTCCACATCCACGTACTTCTGCGTGGAGTTCCGCGAGAACACCGCGACCACCGGAGTCAGCGCAACCGTGGCCGTCACCGCGTTCGCCATCAGCGTGCCCGTCTGCACGTTGTCGATGAAGAACTTGGCATGGCCCGACGAGTCGATCTCGATCCGGTAATAGTGGAAGGTGTCGGCGGTCGGTGCCACGCCGGAGTTCTGGTGGGTCGCGTCCGTTCCGGCTTTCGTGCCGACGAGCCATGTGTTGTCGGTCGCGAAAGCGGTGTCGAACAGGAAACCGACCGCATCATCCGCCGTCGAGGTCAGTTGTTCCGACGTGCCCGATGCGTTGATCGGCATTTCCAGCGAGGCCACCTGATCCGTCAGGCCGACGAACAAGGCGACGTTGGTGATCAGCTCCACCTTGACCCGCGCTTCGAAGATCAGGCCGCCCTGATTGGCCTTCCAGTTGAGGGCCGAGTGGAGTTGCACGCCGTTCGTTGCCATCGTGCCGGCGGTCGTGTTGCCCGAAGTCATGCGGACCACGCCGCCGACCTGGGCATTGAACGCCGCCACGGCGATGCTGGTGTCCGTGCCCGCCGCCGTGCCCCACTGATCCGCGATCACATCCCCGAGGAAGTCATCGAAGAAAATGGGGTTCGGCGGACGCGCATAACTGCGGACGCCGGTCGAGCTGAGTTTGATGTCGTTGCGTTCCGTGTTCTCGTTGAAGACGGACCACGACGCATCGATTGCGTTCTGTTTGAAGCTGTGCATTGCTTTCTCCAAACGAAAGGGGCGCCGGTTTAGGGCGCCCCTCGCGTTCTCATGGTTGTCCGTCTTACGACGTGGTGAGATCGGCGACCTTGAACGACGCCTTCTGGTTTTTGCAAACCAGGGTCAGTTCCGTGGACAGCATGCGCTTGTCCGCGTGGCCGGTCTTCGACAGGGGTTCTTCCTTCATCGGCTGAAGGACCGCGATGCCCCAATACTCGGGATCGATGCCCAGAACGGTGCGGGTCCGGTTGAACCGCGAGGGAACGATGCGGTGCCTTCCGAAGTCGGAAATGTACACATCGACACCCGCGACCAACTCTTGATCGCTCATATCGATGGTTTTCGTCGCGTTGCCGGTGAAGGTCGAAAGCTGGCGCTTGTTGAAGGCGCCGGCAATGACCAGGGATGGGTTGCCGCCTTCCGTCCACGCCGCCGAAATGCCCGCCGCGAACGTCGATTCCTCGAACGCCCGCTGCGTGCCGTCCGTCAGCTTCGTGGCCGTGGGCGCGCCGGAAGTCGTTGCGGTCGTTGAGCCGCCCGAACCATGCTGCGCGTTCGTGGCGATCCACACTTCGGCGCCGCCGAGCTTGCGGGCCAGGGTGTCATTGCCGGCCACGGCATGGTTTTCCTGCGAGATCGCCGCCTCGATGTCGCGCTTGAGTTCGCGGCCCGCCTTGGCGACCTGATAGTCCAGCTCGTCCTTGCGGCCCGCCGTCTTCACCGCCCTCTGTGTCGAGGTGACGACGATCACCTTGTCCATGAGCTGCGTGTAATTGCCGATGCGGTTCGTGGCGGTGATCGAATCGCCGGACACGTCGTCGCCGGAGATGACGGCGTTGTCCTTCGTGGCCGCCGCGAGTGCGTCGGTCTGCCACTCGTGGAAAGTATTGGTCGCCTTCATTCGCTCGATTGCTCGGACGAACGGGGTTTCCATCGGCGAGATGTCGTAGATGATGTCTTCCAGGTCTTCGCGAATGCCTTTCGCGTCGTACTCTGAAAACGTGTTGGTTGGCTGAGCCATTGGAGGTTCCTAGCGTTGGGCCGCCCTGCGCGCGGCCAGGGCTCTGGCGGCGTCTTGGAGCGAGCCGGTTTTGCGGAAATCGCGGAGGGATTGCTCGGCGCGCGTGCGTTCGGCTTCACCCGCTTCCGCAGCCGTACCAGGACGAACGACCTTGGGGAGATTCGCGACCTTCGCAGTGGCCGTGGCCTTCTGCGCTTTGTCGTAGAGCATCGCCTTGCGCGCAATCGCGACCGCCGCTGCGGACCACGGCTGCTGGGCTTCCTGCTCCGTGAACCCTTGCGACACGGCATACGCGCGGATGTCCTCGACTTCGCGAGTCATGCGCGCCGTATCCTTCCAGTCGGGCACAAGTTCGCCGAGTTTCTTGACCTCGGTCTCGATCCACTCTCGGAACTTGGCCTGTTGCTGCTGCTGCGCCTGACGTTGCACCGTCGCCATCTGCTCATAGGCGGCGCGCACGTATTCCTCGCGGCCCTTGTATTCGAGATAGCGGGCCGGATCGGTCGCGGCGAGCTTCGCAAGCTCGGCTGGGTTGGTCGCTTCGGGGAAGTCTCCAAGGAGTTGCTGGTGGAGGGCTTGGGCGCTGAACTGAATCTGCTGAACGTAGCGTTGCGCCTGCTGAACCGCCGCGGCGTACTCGGCCTCGATGGCCTTGCGTGCCTTGGCGTTTTCGTCCTGACCTCGGCGGACAGCCAAATCTCGGTCGCGTTCGCGGCGGGCCAGGTATTCCTGGTCCTCGCGAGGGAGCTTGCCGAATCGGGCCTTCGCTTCGTCATCCCAAGACGCAGGGGGTTCGATGGGCGGTGGCTCAGAGGCCGCCGGGTCGATCCTGTCTTGCGTCTCGCCGCTGGGCCGAGTCTCCTCGGGGGCGGCTTCCTCCGGGTTCGGAGGATTCGTGACCTCTGGCGGCGCACCCATGGGCGCGGCCGACGCATGAGGAATCTTGGAAAGGGCTTCGGTCGCTTCTTGCAGTCCGGTCATCGTTTGCCTTTTGCCTTCAGGTCAATGTCTGCGATTTTCCCGTGTTCGACCCACGCACGGAGCTGCGTTTTCAATTCTTCCAGCGAGGCGAGGAGGAAGTAGCAACTCTCGCGCGAGATCATGTCGCCGTAGGCGCTCAGCCGCCATCGCCGGATGTATTCTTTCTCGACGGCATCCAGAGCTTCGGCCAGAAGTTTGTTGTCAAGCAGCTGCCTGGCTTGGGCGGCGCGTTCAACTGTTTGTTCCGGCGTCATGTCAGCAACAACCACTCCTCTTCGGCGCGCAACCGTTTCAAAGCGTCCGCTGCTTTGATCGTCGCAAGAGCCTTGCGAGCCGCCTCAATCATGAAGGTGTATCGGGAAATATCCGGGAGGCTTGCGATCTCGACCCGGATTTCCTCGTATTTCTTCTCAGCCTTCGCGACTGTCTTGGCCGTTACGGACTCGGCGGCAATGGTCTCAAGCGTTTCGAGTGCCGTCTTGATGCGCCTTCGGGCGAGCCGTTCCGCCGCGTGCTTGCGGCGACGGAGGCCGGGCGTCTCGACGGCTGTAGCACCCCAACTGCCGCCCCAACTCGTTCCCCAAGACCCGCCCCATGCGCTGGCCATTTACGGCCCCCACTCATCTCCAGCGGCGCCCGTACCCGTCACCACTACGTCGTTCACGTACTGAACATTGGCATCCAGCTGATTCGCCACGGTAAACGTAAGTTGGTCCGTCTTCGTCTTGATCGCAGCGATCTCTGTATCGAGGAAGTTGTCAATCGTCTCCAGTTGCGTGTCGAGATTCGCGCTGGCGAGGCCCACCGCCGTCCGCACGCCCGCCGCGTCGAGCGTCGAAAGGCCCGACTGAATTTCCGTCACCGCGTCCGCCGCGAGGGCCGAGGCGGTGAGCGTGTTCGCGGCCATCGCGCCCACGGACGCATCGATGCGGCCCGAGACAAGCGCCGCCGGGAGGCGCGATTGAATGTCCTGCGTGTCCGTTTCGATGGCGTCAGCCGTTGTCTGCGCCGCGCGGCTCGAAACCGTGGCGTTCAGGTTCGTGTTGACGAGACCCCAGATCGTATCCGTATCCGCGCCGGGGTCGCCGATGGCTTGGCCGAAAGTGCCTTGCGTTTGATGGGCGGTTGCATCCTCATCCCACACGGCGTCAGCAATCGCCGCGGCCGTTGGGGGCGTCGTCGGAGTCGCGATCACCTTGAAGTTGAACGTCTGACCGCCCGTCACGGAGTTGACCGCCGCAGTCACGTAGATGCCGTAGCTCTTGCCGACCTCAAAGCCGTTGGCCGCCGATAGCGTCAATTGCTCCGAGTAGAAGCCCGTCGTGTTCGTGTCGTCCAGTTTTGCCATGCTCCCCGTGAGAATGGCTGTGCCGGTTTCATCTTCGTAGACGCGATACGACGGGACCGCATCAGCGTCGGTCAGCGCGCCTGTATCGACGCGATGGGTGATAACCGTGAACGTTAGCGTATCGTCGATGTACCAAGGTCCGGCGGGGACGCCCATTACTGCACCACTCCGCCGCCGAACATCGAGGAAGCAACGCCAGCAGCAGCGGCAGGCTCATCAATGCAGGCCAGCAACATTGTCCCCGTCATGAAGACAACGATCTGCCGTGTGTCAAAACGAGGGCATGCGTGAATCGATACGAGGGTACCGCCCAATATATCAGCCGATGCGGCGCTTCCAGAAAAGACGAGATCGGTCTCGCTTCCCCATGTGGACCCATCGTCCGTCGAAATCTTGTAGTTCAGGCTAATTGCAGTGGCAAACGTGTCGCTGCCATCTGACTTGCCACCGTAGTAGACGTGCCAATCCGCGTTGTCTGTGTTGAGCCCAGCCGCCACAAAGCCCTGATCGTCCGTGCTGTTCGTCACCACATCAGTTAGCGCGTTGACGGCGCTTGCCGTGACCTCGGAGCATTTTAGATCGGCGTTCAATAGATCGACGGCTGTCCACCAGAAGACGACGTTCTTGCTATTCGTGAGATCGGGGAACGCGGCAAAATGTGGATAGTTGGTCGTAGCAGCGACATCGACCATGCCGCCCGCGCCCGAGATTGTCGTCTCGGCCCAGGTATCAGCGCTGTCGTCGTAGCGCTGGACGCTCAGTTCATCCGCCGATGCGTCAACGAATATGCATTGGATGTCCTGGTTGTCCGCTTGATAGTCTGGGAGCAGCGCCCATTGGTCCGTCGTGGCGAGCGCTTCGCTGTTCGTGCGCGCGGCCCATGCCCCGTTCGGAACGTTGGCGTTGAGAAGACGGGCGAACCCACCCTCCACGCCCGCGTCGATACACGTCTTGCAGTAGACATTCCCTCCACGCGCGCGCGTAATAGAGAGCGCGCCGCCATTGGCTGTAGATGCTCCGGCGAAGATCACGGTAATGGTAGACAGGCTGTCGCTATTCTCCGTGTCTATCGTTACGTATTGTGTGTCATCGGTGAGACTGTCGACGAACGCGATATGGATTAGGCCGGCGCTGATCCCACTCCAGCGGTCGTACCAGACAGCAAGGTTGGTGACGTTGTTGGTCTGGATGACCGTTGCAGCACTCCACGTCTTCCCGCCATCCGTGGACTTCCTGAAAACGAGATCGCTGGTTCCGGCTTCCGCATAAACTTGATAGTAGACGCCGCCCACCGTTTTTATGGGCATCACCGTTCCGGCGCCGATGTATTGGGCCGTGATTACCGATGCAATGAGCGAATTGACCTTCGCCATCAGAGCCCCATCCTTGCTCTGAGTTGATTGCGATTGAGGCTCGCCAAGGTTACGCCCCCGTCGAGAATTAGAACTCTTTTACCGAACAGTTTTGTCGAGATGTCGCGCACGACAGCTACGGTCTCAGCCGTCAGAGTCGGCGCCGTCTTCAACACGAAAAAATCATCGTGATCGAGGAAGCGTTCACCCCACTTCATCAGCTCGGCGCAGAGTTTGATCCCGCCCCTAGTCTCGGGTGCGTCGATAGCAAGTTTAGTCGCCGTAGCGGTGACGGTGACTTGGGCTGTGTTGGGGTCGCCCGAGCCGATGGCGAACTCAACCAGCAT